GCTTTGTTAGCTCGTGAACGTGGTGAAACAGGAGGAACCTCTGCTTCTGAATACTTTACTATTGCTAACCAGTATTTATCTGATGCTATTGCTTTAGATGCTCAAAAGCACCCAGAAGAAGTAATCTTTTATACCCCTTGAGGTAAACTATGGCACAACAACTTAACAGTATTAATCTTGTTGCACCAGCTTTTAAGGGAATCAATACAGAAGATTCTCCGCTGGCACAAGACCCTTCGTTTGCTGAGATTGCTGATAATGCAGTAATTGACAAACGCGGTCGTATTGCTGCGCGTAAGGGTCATAATGTTATTACAACAAACAAAACAGTTCTTGGTAGTGGTACTATACGAGCAATAAAAGAATTTAAAGACGACGCTGGAAATACTAAAGTTTTTTCTGTCGGTAACAATAAAATTATGAGCGGTACAACTACGTTAGCGGATGAAACACCCGGTAGTTATACAATCAACGCTGATAACTGGAAGATGGTTAACTTTAACGACAAGATTTATTTCTTTCAGCGTAGCTTTCAACCGCTTGTTTATGATAACGCAGGAGGCTCTGTAGTCACGCTCAGTAGCGTTTCTGGTGCTGCTGGTGTTACTTCTGCTATTTACGGTAACGAAGTTCTAGCGGCTTATGGAAGGCTCTGGACTTGTGGCATAGGAAGTAATCAATCTATTATTTACTGGTCAGATCTTTTAATTGGTCATGACTGGTCTGGTGGTACTAGCGGCTCTATTGATATTTCAAAAGTATGGCCTGACGGTCGTGATGAAATTGTTGCTTTGGCTGCACATAACGGATTATTAATTATTTTTGGTAAGCACAGCATTGTTGTATATCAAAACGCTGAAGCTCCAGAAACAATGTCGTTGTCTGATACTGTAGTAGGCGTCGGTTGTGTTGATCGTGACACTGTTCAGCATACAGGAACAGATGTTTTGTTTTTATCACACACCGGTTTAAAAAGCTTTGGAAGAACTGTACAAGAAAAATCATTACCTATATCTAGTTTGTCTAATACGATTACTAAAGACATTATTAATTTATTAAACAACGAAAATGAATTTTATCGTACAGCTTACAGTCCAGAAGAAGGATTTTATTTACTAACTTTTGTGCAACAAGACGTAACTTTTTGTTTTGATGTACGAGGTACTGTAGAAAATGGTGCGTATCGTGTTACTCGTTGGCCCGGTACAGGGTTTTCATCTTACGCTAGAAAAGAAGACGGCACTCTTTTAATTGGTACCAGTAAAGGTATTGGTAAGTACGACGGTTTTAGTGATGACGGTGTTAAATATAGATTTAAGTATTACAGTCCGGGATTAACTTTTGGTGATCCTTCAATGTTAAAAAGAGTTAAAAAAATCAGGCCGACATTAGTAGGTGCCAACAGCGCTACAGTGTTTCTTAAGTGGTCTTATGACTTTGACTCATTCTACAGAACTGCAGAGTTTATTGTAGGTAATCAACAACCCGCTTTCTACAGCGAATCTGAGTTTAACGTAGCAGAGTTTACTGGTGGTGAACTAACGTCACGTAGAGCTGTTAACGCAACAGGAGGAGGCGGTATTATTACTATCGGTCTGGAGGCAGATATTAATGGTTTTGCTTTGTCTCTTCAAGAAATTAACGTATTAGTACTAAAAGGTAAAATACTATGAGCAACTATAGTAAAACTACTGACTTTGCCGCTAAAGACAGTCTACCTTCTGGAGACAGTGGTAAAATCATTAAAGGTGCTGAGTTTGAGACAGAGTTTGACGCTATCTCTACAGCTATCGCTACTAAGGCAAACACAGCATCACCCACATTTACAGGGACAGTAACCATTCCTGCACTGAATTTTACAGGCACACTGTCAACAGGAACGATTGACGGAGGTACATATTAATGTTTGATGACTTAGATTTAAACGACCTTTTTGGAGGCAGTGCTGCTCTTGCAGGTCTTCTGTTTGCCAAAAAAGGTTATGAAGATGTTGGAGAAATAGGCGAACGTGCTTATGAAGCAATGTCGGGTCCGGGCGGTCTTGCAGACACTCTTAAGGAAATGCAAGAATTCAGACCATATACTGTCACAAGCGCCACAGGCGGGCAGTTTGGTATGAACGTAGGCGAAGACGGTATGTCTTTTGATCTTACAACTTCTCCTGAAGAGCAAGCTTTTCAACAAGCTATGTTTGGTCGGGCCGGTCAGTTCTTTGAATCAGCCGCGATGCCTACAGCAGACAGAGAGCAAGCGATTTATGACCGTATGCGTGAGACAATGACTCCTGAAGAAGAGCGTCAACGTCTTGCACAAGAACAGCGTCTAGCCTCTCAAGGTCGTTTAGGTGTGCGTACAGCTCAGTTTGGAGGCACTCCAGAGCAGCTTGCGTTAGCTAAAGCCCAAGAAGAAGCTAAAGCTCAAGCAATGCTTTCAGCAATGACTCAAGCAAGACAAGAGCAGATGCAAGATGCACAGCTTGGACAAGGCATGTTAGCTGGTAGTTATGTTCCTCAAGCACCGTTGTTGAATGCTTTGACTCCGGGAATGACTGCTGCAGAAGCTGCGCGTCAAACACAACTGGCTCAAGCTGCTGGTTACGGTGAGACTTATGCTACAGGTCTTGAGGCGCTGTTGCAAGCAGGTCTAGGACAGGCAGGTATTGCTGGAGGGTTTGGTACAGCGTTAGCACGAACAGGTCTAGGCGGTTTGTTTGGTGGAAACACTTAAGGAGAAAAAAAAATGGCTAAGTTTTCACAAACATTTTTACAGGGGTTGTTACAGCCTAGTTTTTCTCAAGGAATGTTTGACTTGGGTGCGGCTATTGGAGATATTCCAGCGGCACGTAAAGCAAAAGAAAAAGAAAGAAAAGCTGCAGGTTTGCAAAAAGGCTTGTTTGGTCTTGAGCAAATGGCAACTTCTGGTCAACTTACTCCTGAGATGCTTGAAGAGGCTCGTGGGTCTTATGCTAACTTAATAGCAGAAACTCCAGAAGCCGCTAAAGATATCCGTTCAACTTTAAAATCAGTTACAGGAGAAATTAAAGAACAAGGCAAAAAACAAAAAGCTGCTGAGATTTTAACATTACAAGACGAACTAAGACAAGTAGCGTCGTCTAAGCTTCCACCAGAAAAAAAAGCAGAACAAGCGGCTGTATTGCAGCAGAAGATACGCGAAGCGGCTAAAGATTTAAGTTTTTCAGAGCAACAAGCGTTAGGTGCAAGAAGCGAACAAATAGCAAGAAGTGCTGCTCAGGACCGACGTGCTAACGAAAGCTTTGAAAACACTCAAAAAAGATTCGATGAGTGGGCCGAAGGCGCAGACTTGCGGGAGGCTGAAAGAGAAATTGCTTTAGATAGAGTTGAGCAATACTGGGAAAACGGCTTTATACGGGAAGCTGAAAGAGAAGAAGCGGCTATGAGGGCGGCTTTACCTCAAGCTAAACAACTTTATGCTGTGGCTAGTGGAGATGAAAACAATCTTAAGAAAGCTAAAGAAGCCTTTCTTAAAAACAACCCTAACATGGAACTTGTATGGGAAGCAGCAGAACAACAAGTTGTTAAAGGCAGGGCTGATCTAGCTAGAAGCCGAGATGCTATGAAGTCTACTAAATTTAACTACACCGATTCTGACTTAAAAGAAATGGGGTTGAGTGATAGTCAAATTACAACTGTTAAGAGTCAACCTACAAACGTATCAAAGAATAACTTAGTTTATCAGACTATTAAAGCTAACTTAACTAAAGGTGATTTGCCTTCTGCTACATTAGCTAATTTGTTTGTTAAAGCTTCTAGAGCTAGGGCAGCAGAGATACTTGGTATTACACGTAGCAATCCTAGTGAAAAAGATAAAGCTAGAATTGATAACTTAGCTGCTGAAATAGGCTTAGCAGCTGCTCAAGAAGCTCAAAAAGAAGGGAACTTGAACGACGGTTTTGCAAAAGTTGCTGGATTTAAACAAAAGGCTGGTGATCAGACAGGTACTTCTACAACAAGCAGAAGCTCTCTTTCTGATACAGTTGCAGATCTTGCTAAAAGATTGGATGAAGAATAACCAACAAAGAGTCTAAGTAATGAATTATTCAGAACTAGTTCAATTAAACAAGCTTAGAGAAAAGGCTAAAGAAAAAGGCCGTCAAGATATTATTGATGAAATTGACGAGCTATTTGCTAGTGTAGAAGAAGAGCCTTCTTATCTTTCTCGTGAAGATCGTATGCTTGCTGGAGAGCAACGAGCAGAGGATGAACAAGAACAGTATCAAGAGCTTTTAAAAAACAGAGATCAGCTTAAAGGTCTTTTAGATGATGCTAAACGAAAAGGCAGAGATGATCTGTTGCCTGAGTTACTGGCTGTTCAAAAAGAAGTAGATGCTGACATATTTGACATGGAAGACCTTAGTGAAGAGGTAATAGGTCTTGGTCTTGCTGCTACTGAAGCCTTGACTGTTGGTATTGTAGGCGATGAAACCGCTGCACGTTTGCGTTCTACCGCTACTGGTGAAGACTATGAAGATTCTTTAAAAGAAGTTCGTAGAATACAATCAGATTTTGCTGAAGACAATCCGTTAGTAGATATGGGTGTTCGTATTGCTGCTGGTTTTGTTCCTGCTACACGCCTTGCTAAATTTGCTGGTGTAGGTACTACTGCTACTGGAGGTGCTGCTCGACAGGCAAGTGTAACAGGAGCAGAAATAGGTACTTATGCTTTTCTTGAAACTGAAGGCGATGTAGAAAAACGTCTTGAAGGCGTTGTAGAGGCAATGACTGACCCTCTTGTTGTAGGCATCACGGCTGTTGCAGGAACTGGCGGTGGTTTACTAGGTAGGGCTGTAGGTAAAGACCTAGAACTTGACGCATCTTTAAGAGAAGCCTCTGAAAAACTAGAAGAAAGAGCAATAGCGTCACGTCTTGGTAGGGAAACAGCAGAGCAGCGTAAAGACATCTTAAAAGAAGTTCAGGCAAATGCTGATGAAAAGGTTCTTAATTATTATAACCAAAATGGAACTATGCCTGATAACCGTGCTTTAGCGGGTATTTACAATCAAGTATCTCAAGAAATACAAACGCCTATGATACGTGTTATGCGTATGGACGAGGCTGGTAATTTAAACTATACAAAACAAACTATTGAGAATGTAAAAGCCAGAGCTAAAGAGAATATCAGATTTAAGAGTGATTTTGAATCCCGACGTGATAAAGGCTTGTTAAAAAACTTTTACGAAACTTATGTTCAGTCATTAGTTAACGTTGCTAAAAACAGGGTCGGTTCAAGCTTTGCAGGTGATATGCAGAGAATGGCTACCAACATGGCGCAAAATCAACAAGCTTATGATACTGCTTTCAACACTGCTCCTGTACGAGCATTTACTAGAGCAATGAAGGAAGATGAAAAAACAGGTAACATAATGGCAGCGTTGTTGAATTTTTCAAATGTTAAAAACGTTGCGTCTGATGTGCGACAAACAGAGTTTAAAAAGTTTAAAGATATGTTGACAGAAGATCAGTTTAAAGGTTATCAGATACTCGCAAAGCTAAAGGCAGACCAAGCTTCTGACTACAGGCAGTATGTTTTTAGAGATCTGCCCGAAGATCCTTTGTACTTTCCTTCTCAGAAACTGAGTCAAATAGAAGAAGCTAAGATATTTAGACAGCGTGGAATGCCTCGACGCGCGCATGATAATAACATGAAAGAAATTCAGCGGGGTTACTTAACGGCAGAAGAAGCAAAGGAATATGTCAGTCCGTTAGTTGTTATGCGTAATAAGCTTGCGTCTGATGATGCTGTTATACAAATGCACAGAAATTTTAAATTAGAGAATAATTCAAACAAAGCTGTTGATAAAGCTTCTACAAGACAGGTATTAAAGGATCTTGAAAACGGCGAGTCTTCTTTTGCACGACTGGATGAAGCTTTAGAAGGTATGGGTGCTGGTGAAAGAACAAGAGTTACTGCTGATGAGCTAATGCGTACCTTGATGGTTAGAGGTGTGCAAGGTCCAAGTGCGTGGATAAGCAATCTTAGACAAGCAGGATACGTAGGCACAATCGCTAACCCTTACTCCGCCATGTTGAACTTTGGAGATACAGCAAACACCGTTGTTAACTTTGGTGTAGATAATACGGCTCAAGCTATTCGTGGTTTTTACACTAACAAAGGACTTCGTATTGGCGCTGAAGACGTGGGTTTGTTAAACCAAGCTACAGGTGATTTTTTAAAGTCCGGGTCTACAGCTTGGCAGAGGACGTTTAACGACGTAAGCGAAACAACATTTACGCTATCAGGGTTTAGAAAAGCTGATATGCTAGGCAAAGGCATCACCTTGAATGCTTCTATAAAAGCAGGACAAAAGAAAGCAGTAAGCGGTGCTTTAGAGAAAGAGTATGGCTGGTTGTTTAGTCCTTCTGAGATGGCGCAACTTAAACGAGATCTTGTGCGAGGTAACAAGACGCAACGTGTTCGTGAGTTTGCTGCTTCTGAATTAGCAAAGCTACAGCCTTTTGATATGGCTCAGCTGCCTAGCTGGTATCTAAACAATCCTAATGGTCGTATCGTGTACATGCTTAGAAGCTTTGGTTTAAATCAGCTACAACATATTGAGCGGTTAGTTGGTGAAGAATGGAAG